GTATTCTCCTAATTAGTATCTCGGTTGGATAAGGCGGGGGTTTCAACGCCCCCGCCCTTTTAGCTATTTAACTGTCAGACTTATCACTGACCAGTTAATTTGTTTCCGCAATTATCACGGACTGGTCAGTGATTAGACCAAGACCGAAGATTGAGTACCAAGCAAGCGCATGCTCACGACCGAAGTCCAAGATACCGCCATCGCGGAGCTCGACTGGAAGTGAGATAGCGTGACCGAAAGCGTTATCTCCAATGAAGATAGCTGAGTAGCGGTCGTTAGCTCCGTTACCTGTGAGGGTAGCTGGAGTTGTGTAACCTCCACCAGGGGTGATGGTTGGGTTAGCTACAGCTGTATCAGCAGTGTAAGAAGTACCAGCTCCACCAGCGACCTTGAGAACCTGAGTGGTCTCAATGAATACGCAGTCATACAAACGGCCGATTTCACCGAGCATGAAGTTTCCTGGAGCAGCGTACTTTGTGACTTCAATGAATTCAGGCATGTCACGAAGCTTGCGGCTTTGGTGTGGGTGAACGAAACATACATAGGTCTCACCGAGGCGAGGGATGTTCTTGGTTGCTAGGCTCTCAACAGCGTCCTTGACGGTGTGAGGAGTCATGTAGTAAGTACCTGTCAGTGACGCACGAGATGTACCCTTTGTTCCATCCGCGTACCAGTTGTTAACAGCAGTGAGCGCTGAACGGTCTTCACCATAAATGGTTGAAGATGCTTGGTAGAGAGTGTCGCGTGAGAGTTGGTCAAGATAGATAGCCATGTTACGGCCAAGAAGACGTGAGGCTGAAGCCATAACGTCATCGAATGATGCGTTCAAGAGAAGCTCAGAAACAGCAAGAGCATAACCATGCTCTGTTACTGTGATTGAGAACTGTTGAGCTGTAAGTGCGTTTGTCTGCATACGAACACCTTCGACGAGCGGTGAAGCAAAGCCGAGGTTGTTGTAACGCATGAAGTTAATCTGAAGACCAGGGGCTACGCCGAGTTCTGTCTTCTTAACTGCGAATTGCTCAAAGCGAAGAATAGGCATTGCTTGGAACAAGATTTCCTTGGACCAGATTGTCTGAATCGCTTGGGTGAGCTGGGTGTTTGTGCCTGAATAGGCTGTAGGTGACGCGGCAAGGTTACCTGTACCTGTAATTCCTGATGCCATTAGCTATGACTCCTTGTTAATAGTTTTGAGGTTGTGGGTTAGCCGAACAAACCACGGGATTGATTCCGAGCGGCAGGGCTTAGAAGCTTGTCGCGGTACTTTGCGTATTCGTTTAGCGGCATTGCTGCAATTTCTTGCGGCGTTAACTGACGTTGCTCCATATTGGTTTCGAGAGGTCCGTTAGGAGGCAAGGTCGCCCTTGTTCCAACTTGCTCTTTACGCTGCTGCTGGATAGCAGCTTGCGCATCTGTCAAAATGCTTTCAGACTGAGCCTTCAAATCTGCCAAGCTAGCTTCAAGCTCTTCACGGGTATTACCCTGAAGATACTTGAGAAGCTGTGGCATAACATTGTCGCCTTCAGCGTCAAGCAGTTGTTGCTTATAATTCTGCAAGTTTGCGAACTCTCGTTCACGCTCCAGAAGAGCGAAGGCCGTTTCGCGTTCCGAACGCTCACGTGCCAACTGCTCTTGCCACTCTTGCTCTTTAAGCTTTAGAAGTTCCTTGGCGTCCAAGTCACTTTCCAATTTAGCCTTTTGTTGAGCCTCAGCTTCTGCAGCTTCTTCTGCTGCTTGAGCTGCCTTACGAGCGGCTTTCTCTTCCTTATCTTTAGCAAGAGAGTTAACTTGTTCCTTCAATCTTTCGATTTCTGGGTAAAGCTTGTCCTTCTCTTGCGAACGAACACGAGCTAAATCTTCCTCAGTATAAAACTTTGGAGTAGCTGCATTCGTAGCAGTGTTAACAGTAGGCGCGTCAACGCCCGACACATTTACAACTGGAGCTGTACCAGCTTCTGCTTCAAAAGCATTAGCCATTGCATTTGCAGTTTCTGACATACTTGTATCCTTTGCATCCTAGGGGTCGTTTTCCGAATGAGCCTAAGCTCGTAGCACATATGACCTAACGTTTATTAGTATCTTTATTTTCTCTTTATACTGCGAAATTGTCTGCTTAAATAGCATTATTTTTCGTAGTCTTGCGGGACCCTTCTCTGTGGGAGTTTGGTTCCGTAAGCATCAGTTACGAGGCGGGCGCGTACGCCTTGGTCACCCATTTGTGCGGCGATAGTGGCCTCGTCTAGTACGACAGGTTCAGTAGGAGTCATTGGTACATCTCCACCAGGAGCTCCAGGACCACCCATTGGGGTAGATGGAGCACCAGCGGCACCAGGCTGTGCGCCTGTAAGAGCCAGGATGTCCTGCTCAATCTGTGTTTGAATAAGTTTAAGTGCGCCATCAGCAAGGGCGTCATCTTGAAGTTCTTGACGAATTTCAGTGAGCTTCTCTGCTGGGAACTCTTCACCAAGAGAGCGAAGCGCTCCCTCTTTAGACTCAAGACCAAGGGACAACTTAGATTGAATTTCGTTAAGAGCAATAAGCTTGTCTAGTGGGAGTGGCTGTGGGAAGTGAACATATGAACGGAAAGTAAGGGGGTCGTTAACGTCTAACTGTGCAAGTTGACCTTGCTTTAACGGAGTAGTGCTTGAGTTAGGGTCCCAAATAAAGGTCTCAGGTTCCTTTAGAGCAAGATTTAGGAGGATAAGCTCATTAACACGCTCTAGTCCGTGCGAGTACTGAATAATCTTCTGGTGGTAACGGTTCATCAAAGGCTGGAATTGAATAGAAAGTGCAACGCCTGAGGTGTTAGAGATAGGTTGTGCTTGTCCAAGAGCAGTCTCTGGAACACCAATCATCTCGTGCATGGACTTCTTCATCATAGCCATGAACTCCATGGCTCCCTTTAGTCCTTGTGCTCCGCCTTCAAGGTTCTCAACGCGAGCGTCTTTTGGAAGTCCGCCCCATACTTTGTTGGCGCCCTTTTCTAGTTGTGAGGCCTTTGCTCCAATAATGACCGTAACTGGCGCTGCGTGATAGTTAACAATGTCAGCAATATCAGTGGCAGTTTCATTATAAGCGCGATTAATGTTAATAATGTCGTTGCAGTCGCTGAGACCCCAAGGGCTACCACTAATACGAACATTCGGAATATGAATAACAGGAATAGTGCCGAGCGGATTAGGGCGGGAGTCAATAAGCTCATCATTGATGTATTCCTCAATTACGTCGTCTGTCAGGATTTCTGTATAGGTAAATACCTGACGTGTGCCTTCTAGTGATGTATTACCCGTCCAATATGTAGACCCCTCTCTACGGGCAAACCAAATACCACCATCTACTGTAGGACACCAAATCTTTCCATCCTCTAAATATACCCTTTGGGCACTAGCTGACGTATAGTCAGAGAGGATGTGTCTCTTACTATAAACCTGTACTTTTTCATTATCTGATGTGATATTAGAACGAATACCTAGCATAGCTGCCAGCATTTGGAAAGAATCCTTACGACCAGCATCTAATTGAGTCCATCGGGTAGTTTTCTTATCTCCATGGGTTCTGCAACCGTCTGCATCTAATAGCGTTTCATAAAAGAGAGATGCTTGTTCTGCGGTCAAACTGGTTATAAGTTCTGGAGTTATTTCTTTATTAGGTGCCAAAGTATCTAATACTCCAAAAGTACCCTTACCCAGATAAAATTCAACAACCCCGCGAGGTTTAATAACTCCCTCAGAGAAATTGGCTCCTTTAGTATCCCTCCACCATTTAGCAAGAGTACGGATACGCTCTGTCTTTTCTGGATAAACTATAGAACTTTGAGATATTCTCCCAGAACGATATCCATTTTGGTTTGTATGGTCATTTCCTTCACATATGTACCAAGCTAACGTCTCTACAACTTCATCTTCTATCGTTTTAGTAGTAGAAAAAGCCCGTGGAGTTCCACCACCTACTATAATGCGACTTCCATTTCGGAGGTCCGAGATACTTGGGTCTCCATCTATTCCTATCTCTGTACGGGCGATTTGTCTCTCATAAGCTAGGGTGTCATTCCTACCTACTTGTTTTTCGACTAACCACCTATGATTAGGGGTAGAGACAGCATTGATGTGATTAGACCATTGAACCATATGCCCTGAATAATCATAGATATTTATTAGAGCAGATTTCCACTGGATTTCATCAGTATTAGGGTCAAGAGTAAGAATTTCATCCCCATCAACTAATTCATCATATCTCTTCCACCCAGAGCGTGTTAGAGCTTCTGTTTCAGTGTCTACACAACCCCAAAAGCGGTACTTGAGCTTAAAACGCACAAGACGTTCGCGGTCATGGGGGTGGAACTCTGGGAAACAGAAAGAAGAGTTAAGAGGGAGGATGCGGACTCGTCCAGGGTGTTGACGCCCAGCTGGGTCTACGTAGGCCTCTTCATAAGCGACTTTAATAAAGCAGTCGCCTGAGACAGTTCCTTGTTGTCCGATTTCCCATAGAACAGTAGCCTTATTGTTATCTACTTCCCATACACGCTCAAGGAGGTCTGGGACAATAGCTTCCGTCTCTTTAGGGCTACGGAAGTTAACGCCCTTACCGAATGTAAAGTTAATTAGAAAGTCTGAGAATGCTCTGTAATAGTTGAGCATCATTTGGGTTTCGCCTGTTTGACGGCGATAAGAGTAGTGGTGGCCTAGGTACATAGCCCAGTTAAGGGAATAACGGTTAAGGCGGGGACCGTGTACTTCAAACTCTTCATCTGCCAATTCCACTAGTCCTAGTGGAGAAATGGAGATGGTTAAATCAGAGGATGCTGCGCGGTAACTCGGTGGGGAGAAATCCATACCGCTCACCTAATCACCTCTTTCAAATAGAAAGCTAATCTTACCATTAAAATACCTAAATAGATTTAAAGAAGGTTTATCTGAAATGCTCACCGCGAATAAGGTTTTTGCCGATTGGCTTAGTAACCTTTTTCTTAGCAGTTTCTTCTTTTTTCTCTTGCTCTTCGTGCGCGTAATCCCTGAACCTTGGGTCAATGTCTTTCTTAGATGGTACGAATCTTCCGCCTAGCTGCTCATATCTGGCATGAACCCAGTGGGCTGCGGCTGGAGACGGATAGGTGCTGAACTTAGAACGAGCTTGAGTTGTAATCATGTTCCATAGCTTTGGGTTAGCGGGTTCGCCCTTAGGCCCCTGCTTAACTGACTTACCTGAAATAAGTGCCATCAATAATCCTTAGAAAACCCCCGCCAATCCCTGAGGACGGCGGGGAGCTATTTTTCTAACTTAGTCGTTAACGACTGCTGGATTGCCAGCCTTTTGGTAACCGCCGTTACGAGCAACTTCCTCGATACGGTTATCGCCGTGGTCAGCGAAACCGCCAGCAGCGAACTCAGCTAGGTAGTCTGGAGCTTCTACCCATGCAGCAGAACCAACATGAGCGCGCTCACGCATTGTCTCTTCTGGAAGCTTCTCGAAAACGTTTGCATTGTGGTTTGGACGGCCTGGTGCTGGGATATAACCCGACATTGCGCCCTTTGTGAATTCCTGTGGGACGTCAGTGTCTGTTGCAACTCCCTCTTCAAAACGAAGTGGTCCGCGTTGACCAGGTGTAGCTGGTGAGAACTTGCGGTCGTAAACTGTTCCTGGACGCTCTGGGAACTTTGGTTCTGGTGCTATTGCCATTATTAAACTCCTTATAGGTTGAGGTACCTCATAGAAAAGTGTGCTACATATTTACGTGTAAGTCAGCCTAAAGCTATAACTATCTAAAGAATGGTGAACTAGAGACCTCTACTTGAGGCAGTGTCATATCTAAAGTTAAAGCGCAGGCGATAGCTAGGCTATCCGCGTAGTCGTCATGGGCGTGTGCCTCATCAGGGGCTTTTGCCAAGAAGTTAGGCCCAGTAAACTTAGTTTCTAGGTCAGTCATCTGCTGGTAAAAGCGCTTCCATGTGCGCAATCTGCGAGTTTTAGCGTGTGCAGGCCACCCAATCAACTCTCTGTCAATGAGAGCTTTTAGGTGCTTCCAACGCTTTGACTGCTCTGGTTGGCTACTGCCCACAGCAAATACCTCAGCTCGGGGTAACAAAAGCTTTAAGCGTTGGGCAACAGCATCACCCACACCATTCGCATCCACCCCTACGTACATAACGTCATAAGCTTCTAGGAACTTAACAATTTGAAAGTATTGGTCTTCCCAGTCGTCACCCTGTAGCTCAAGCCAGTTAAGTACGCGGTGGTCGTAGTACCCAAATTCATCTGGAGTATCCCAGTTGACCCACACTACGGTAACAACAGTAGAGTCAATCTTACGAGCTGGGTCAATCCCCACAACTACTGGGGTTCTATGCCAAGCGCGCTGAATCTCCATAGAGGTGTCACCAAGCTTATCCATGACGGATGAGGTGACGAACATGCCTCGTTCAAGAAGCCATTTACAGTTATGCGACGCGAGGCCTTCTGCAATAAAAGTTTGAGTTGTAGTCTCAAGCGCAACGACTTCTTGTTCTCCAACAGAAGTCACCGATAGCACTAGCGGGTGCTCAAAGTCCTGCCCCACAAAATCATGGCGACCAATAGAGCCAAATGAATTAAGGTCCACTTTTTGAAGTAAACGCTCAGGACGAATTTGCCCTAAGAAACGAGACATCCCTGCTCGACCACCAGCAATATGAAGGACCGTCACATCATTGTTGGTCCCAGTCTCATGGCGTTCCCAGTACTTAAAGCCTAATTCGTCTAGGAACTTTCGCACTTTACCAAGCATCACGTTTTCACGTTGAGAGAACCCAAGCATTGCTTGCCGAGAGAAGTGACCTTCTCCGTCAAAGGCTGCGGATAGGTAACCTGTGCGATAGTCCTCAATGTGCTTCCACGTATCAAAGATTTTAAATATACGGTCGGTGGAAGTTAGCTCGTCCGTGCGCTTCCATACGGTGCGACGACCTGCGGTTGATACTAGCCATAAATGACCGTCAGAAGCCTTAACCACAGTGCCATCAGATAACGCAATCTCATAGGTAGGACGAAAGATGCGTTCCGCTTTAATTACAGTAGTTTCACGTATCTTACGATGTGCGCCCTTTGTTTGAGTTTCCTCGTCAAAGCCTACTAAAATATCCCCTACCTGTACTGAGCCTATTTCTACATAGCGCAAGTCTCCAGTAAGTACCTTGGTGTCTGGAGTAAGGCAGTTGTAACTCATCTGGAATTCATCAGAGTCTTCACCGATACGGAGCATCTCTTTTTTAATGTATTTGCCATAGTTAGCGCTAACCTTAGAAACATCTTTGTAATCCCATTGAAAGTGGTTCTGGCGGTTACGCGCGGTCTGCCTACGCTTATTAAACTGTATGGCCTTGTAGAAGTTGTTCTTATGGGTGGTTGGAGTACCTGTTTTAATCATAGTTCCGTTATATGCAGCCAACATAGGGGAAATAGATTTAGAAACGATAAAATCATCAGCTTCTTGGCACTCATCAATAACTACCAGATGGAACGATTCTGATTCAATTTTAGCTCGTGGGTTCGCAGTCATCATTACAATACGAGAGCCCGAGTTCTTCAATTTGATTTGGCGCTTTACCCCAGGGACCTTACCTAAGCTGTCGTCAATCTCTGGGTCACCCAGAACCTCCAAGGCGCGCTCAGATGTTAAGCGGTTGACGGTACGACCAAACAAAGTTTCAGCCTGAGTCTCAACTGGAGCAAACATACCTACCCAAAGGCCATGTTTATACTTGCCTAGCAGGTCTGGGTACATCTTTGCTAAGCGAGGTAGAAGTACCATTAGAGTAGCTACTGTATTAGCAATAGTTTCTGATTTGCCTGACTGACGAGCGGCCAGAGCTGTGATTTCCTCACCGTCATTGATGATTACAGACTCAATGATGCGTCGGGCAAGAGGTAGTTGGTAGGGGCGAAGAGCGTGTTCTTCACCGTCGTCTACGCCTACAAGGGCATCCATAAATTGGATGCAACGGTCAATGAGCTTCTTTACAAACTCTTTAGAAAGCTCGTCAAGCTCATCCTCCTGTTCTTCAGGAGCGGGTTCGCCCTCAATCTCGGGGTCAAACTCTTCGTCTTCTTCGTCTATTAAGTGTTCCATATGCCTCTAGTCTAATTTAGAACAAAAAGCCTGAGTTGTTAAACTCAGGCGTTCTGCTGCCCCTACGGGGAGAGGACAAGAGGCTAGGCTTAGTGTATCACACCAATAAGATTAGTTATTAACGCACCATGCGGTTGTGCAGTTCATCAACCACTGCATGCAATGCTTCCGCTCCTTTGAGAGCCTCATCTAGATAAACGGCTTGTCTGTTCTTCTGGTAGCTGGACATGCAGCGCCCAATTTCATAAAGCGATTGGTCTACCCAAAGCTCAAGTTCTCCTGTTGGTATCCTAGAGATGCGCTTAGCTACTTTTTCTGAAAAAGGTTTAGTCCAAGGCTCTTTAGACTTAGAAAATATCATCAAATAGTCCTTCCTCTGGCTTCCAGGCGTCTCTGCCTCTCATAGCCTCAGCTAGTATCTTATCTATTGTTAAATCGTCATCTGGATTAACTTTAGGATTATAGTACCAGAGGCCAAAGTAAAGGCCTGTTTCTGTGAAAGGGGCTCTAAGTACTAGGCACTTTCCTTTTCTAAAGGGATGCTCGGTCTCTTGTGTACTTCCTACCTCTACAATAGGTAATGCCTTTTTATGCCAGTATCTAAGTGTTCCGCCGTATAGTGGTCCGTAAGTTTTCATTAGTTGTTAAACATCACCCTTACTTCTTCTGGCATTTCATCTGGATTAAATGGTCCCATGTTGTCGTGCTGGTCTAGCCCTGAGTGTTTTAAATAACGCCCAGTGGAATCACTGACTTTAAGGTCATTCCAGATGTCTACTGGAACCTCGTTGTACTCCCACCAAGTTCCATCTCTAAATCTAACTACAAGCTTCTCTGCCTCTCTGCTGTAGGCTATTTTTAGAGCTCTGGGCCTAGATGGATTAATAGTAGGGGCGGTCATTTGATTATAAACAGGAGTAACTTCTCTAGCGTCTTGCACCTCAAAGTCGCTCCACTGCTTACGAGTCTCACCTTCACCGCGGACCTTTTCACCCATCGCCAGCGCAATGTTAAGGCGTTTGTTAGCCTCGTCTTGGCGTTGGAGGTCCTTAAAACTTCTACTCGTTCGACGGCGGTTGTAGTTCTCCATCTACATCCTCACAGACATGGTATTGGGTTTCAGTCTCTATGACGCGGGCAAGACATACGCTGCATCTAAGGTACTTTGGTGGTTTAAAGTTATTTTGAACTGTAGCCCCTAGCTCAAAGTCTGAGCCGTCTACTTCATACGCAGAGTCATACTCGTACACAATTACGGGCTCAGCCATCATTTCTTTTGGAAATGGTCCTTTTGGAGACATGGCATGAGCAGGTACTGGGTGTACCTGTAAAGCTTTTTGTCTAATTATCCTCATCTACAGGTGTCTCTAATACGACATCTTCTTCTGGAATACCCGCAGTCTTAGCGATTCTGCGTACCTGTGATTTGCTCTTAGCAACAAGAATCTCCACTGGAGTCTCTTTAGCATCGGGGTCTTGAACAGGGAAGTGCCCTGCCTGAGCCCGTTCGTATAGATTTGGTGGTAGGCAGTTACGGCAGAAGTGGGCTGGGCTTACGCCTTGGTCTGCATGGGTATATTGCGCATCATTAAAACAGTTATCGCACTTGAGTGCCATTTAATCCTCCTAGAGCCCTTTATTCGCAAGTACGAGTATAGCAAAAGGCGCCCCCGAAAGGGCGCCTTCTGGGTTCTCTGCGAACTTACTTAACTGGGTCTACCCCAGCAGCAGCGGCATCTGTAGCGGCAGTCTTTACGACATCAGCAATAGCTGTGTCTGCGACCTTTGCGATAGTAGCCTCAGGAATGCCTGTTGATGCGTATACCTTGTTGTAAAGGCTCTTTGGGTTAGCCTTGATAAGGATTGGCATAAGGACACCTTCGACCACAGACCATGCGATGGTTGAGTAGTTGTGGGCACCCTTAGTTGATACGGTCTTTGCGACGTTTACAACAACGGCCAAAGCAAGACCGTAGATGTAGTGCTCGATAAAGACTTTAGACTTAGCGCTAAGTTTCATGTTTATTCCTCTATGTTATTGGCGTAGGGCGTTACAATGTGTGAATCCGCCTGCACGTTAGGTGAAGACGAACTCGCTGTGTGCGATGATACACCAGCTAGCGATGCTGTGGCAACAGCTACAAGGTGTTTCGGGTCAGTAGAATACCCTGTCGCGGCCCATGTTGCAAGCCCCGCCGAACCAGCTATAGCTAAGTGGGCTGGGCTACTGAAGTTAAGCTTTATCCCCACGGATGTGCTCCAATATCTCTTTTACGTGATGTCGGAGCTCCTCAATGTGATTGTGGGTCTCTTGGTCAAGTTTTAGGTCTTTAGTAATTATACGCCTGTCTTCATCCCCTGAGCGGTTAGTCGCGTTCAAGAGAAGTCCTGACAAGAGGATAGATTCTAAAGATACGGTTAATGTGAGCAGATTAAATGGGTACGGGTCAAAAGCCGCGAAGGTTATCCAAAAAGACCAAAAGACTAGATGGATAATTAAGAACCAAGGTGAGCCAAAAGCGGAGGAGCACCAGTCAGATATTTTCTGAAAGTGTCTCATTCATTAGCCTTAGCCACCATAGACGTGTAAGTAGCCGCATCAATACCTTTGCCCTTTGAAGCTTTAAGCCCTGGGTATAGACCTTGGTACACAGGGATAAGCGCAATCTCTTCTGCGGTTAGAACATTAGAGACTAAGTTAGCAGGCATGAGTCCAGCGTTAGCCAAAGCCTTAGCCACAACCAACTCTACTTTGCCCTTAGCTCCTACTTTGAACACGGATGAGCCTGGGAAAGGCGGAGCCACTATTACAGTAGGCTTAGCCGTAGGAATAGGAGCTGGGGTGTTGGCCGTGTGAATTGCCGCAACACCGCCTCCAGTAAGGGCGGTTGCTCCTGCAACACCTACGGCTACTCCTTTATTCTGTGAAATAGATTTAGTAGGCGTAGAGCTACCTGTATAAGCTGGGCGAGCGATAGCCATTACGTAAAGGTAGGGGCGGTGACGGCGGTATACACCATCTCCGTTTCCTTGGTTACCTGTATAAGACTCAGGGCCAGTGTTAAACCCAATAGCTGTTATGCCGTCTTTTGAGGCCGCTTCCACGATTTCCACATGGTCTGCCACCCCGTTCCCAGACCAGCAATAAAAGACAATATCACCTGGAAGCGCTGAGTACTTATCAACAATTTGTTTATTCTTTTGAAACCAAGTCAATCCTGCGGGACAGTAAGCAAAACCTTTAGGTGTTTGAGCAGCAACAAGATGAGATGCGTTCGCTTGGGCAAAGACCCAGCTAACACCCATCGCGCAGTAGCTCTCGTTAGGGACTCCGTACCATGACCCGTAAGGGTTCTCGTTATTAGGGCCCTCAACAAAACCGATTTGAGTACGGGCAATGTTTACGATATCAACGCCTGAAGTCACTGGTACATCAACCTCTCTGCTAAGTCCCCTGGAGTAGTTAAGTAATCTGGTTTATCGGATATGGAAATGCCCGCTTTGTCATAGCAAGTGACCACTAGTTCTGAGCAGATATATCCTTCTTTCTTTGCTAAGTACCTTAAAACAGCAAAATTAGAAAGTATCTTTAATCCTAGAATACGTAAAGCTAAAATAAAGATGGTGGCAAAGCTATATTC